TGGTTACATTCTGCCGAAAACCAAGAAGCTGCAACGGCTGGTCCCGAATCCCCTGCAAGACAAGGTCGGCGAAGTCATTGCTTACATGCTTGAGCACAAGCTGCCCGTTCGCATTTTGATTTACAAGCCGCGGCAAAAGGGAAGTTCGACGATCTCGATGGGGGTTTTTGATTGGTGGTGCAAACGGTATGGGCACAATGGGTATCTCGTTGGCAATCAACTGGATAACTGCGACAACCTTTGGAAGATTCTCAAGACTTACAACGAGAACGACGGCTACGACTGGGGATTCACCACTGAGGTCCTGGCCAAGACTGCGGCGTATGGGTGTGGGGCGACGGCGAAGTGGGCCACGGCCAAGAATGCGGAGTCTGGGCGGTCCGCGACGATTGGCGCGCTGGTCATGACCGAGATTGCACGGTGGGCCGAGGGTGACGACGGCAAGGTGCAAGATGCGGGCAAGGTGTTTTCCTCGCTTCTGGGTGGCGTCCCGAAGCTGCCCGACACGTTGGTCATTGCAGAGTCCACCGTGCGCGGTGGGTCGGGGCTGTTCTATGAACAATGGCAAGAAGCCAAGACGCTGGAGCAGGTCAAATCAGGCGACTACGAGTACGGCGACTTCGTGAAGATATTCATGCCGTGGTATGTCTTCGAAGACTCGTTCATCCCGTGCCGGGATGCTGCGGAGGAGCAAGGCATTCGCGATGGCTCGACGGCGCTGAATGAAGAGGAGAGGCAACGGGAAGCGGAATGGCTGACCCGCTACAAGCTCCAGCCTGGCCACATCAAGTACATGCGGATGCGGCTCAAGGAGTGCGACTATGATCCTGAGGAGCGAGATCGTGAGGAGCCTACAACGGTTGAAAGCGGGTTCTACGCTGCCCAGCCGTGCTACTTCAACAAGAACAGCCTTCAAATTCTGCGCACCGAAGCAGACGTAGCCAAAAAGGACATCGCTCGTGGCATCTTTGAGTGGAATTCGGACAAGGCATCTGTGGCGTTCATGGGTGCCACTGAGGAGGAGCGCCCGCCGTGGATGATCCTCGACCGTCCGCAGTTTGGTCAGCGTTACATCATCGGTGCGGACAATTGTCGTGGGGTGGCGATTGATGACAAAGACGACACGGATAACCATGCGGCTGTTGTCCTGCGGGATGGGTATTTCGATAAAGACACTGGCGGATGGCGGCCGCCGAAGGTCGTGGCCGTGTTGAGGAAAAAGTATCGCTTGGACGTGGACATCTTCGCCGATGAACTGGCCAAGGCTTCAAAGTATTTTGGTGGTTGCTTGGTCGTGCCGGAAGCGAACAATGACGGCGGGTTGATCAAGTTCCTTCGTGACTTGAAGGTGCCCATCTACGAAAGGCAAAAGCCGGCGACCGAAAAAGAGGACCAGAAGAAAACGGGTAAGTTTGGGGTTTGGACCTCGGACAATGGGGATGGTTTAGGCATGAGAAGCCAGTTCCTCGGCTCATTGCGTCGAGCCGTTCGCAGGCTGGACTACGAGGGTGAAGGCATCGAAATCCCCTGGGAACATGTGCTCGATGAGATGGCTCACTTTGCGACCAACCTTAAGACTGGTAAGGTCGAGGCATTGCCCGGGCATCATGACGATTTTGTTATGGCGTTAGCTTTCGCCTATGAGTTGAGATCGCTTGGGACGGTGATGTCTCGACCCACTCGGGAAACCCAGTTGCCACGCGATATGCAGCGCATCCTTGAGGCCGAGCGCAGGATGAGGGGAGTGATTCAAGGTGGAGCCCACCGGATTTAGGTCGTTGGGTTTGTCACGTCAAAAAAGGAGTTGCAAAGGTTTGGACCGTCACCATGCGCTGGGTCCATGCCTGAGGACTTATCCCAGACCCCAAATGCTCCAGCGACTGAGGCTAACGCCCAGCCCGCAAGCGCCCCCACGTCGGCAACGGTCGCACCCGTTGAAACCACCCCACCCCAATCTCAACCGCAAAGCAATGCGGACGCGCTGGCCGAAAACCAGCACGGCGGGAAGACGGGCGAAGGGGGCGTAAACGAGTTATCCGATTATGAATCGGAGAGGACCGCGTTTCTCAATGCGCCACCTGTCGAAGAAAATCCGGCTCCTGCGGCTCCTGCCCAGACTGAGCCCGAGAATGATTTGACGGACATCAGCGCACCGCCTGAAGCCGATGGCCGCCTGGCACCGATCCGCCTCCGTCCAGAAGATGCCGCAGAACGGCAGATGATGAGCGAGTACAAGGCTGCGGTGGCCAGTGGTTACAAAGGTGGCTACACCAAGTACGCGGTGGATCGCACATTGCAGGCCATGCCTGCTCCTGCGGCTCCTGCTGCGTCGGCGACTCCTGCGGAGTCAGAGATCAGTCCCAGCCCACAAGCTGAGGCCGCGCCTGTGTTTCATAGCCTCGACGACGTGCACACGGAAATTCAACGGCTGCGAGCAGAACAAACCCGGCTTCAAGTCGAGTTTAATTTTGCTGAGGCGGCGGATTTTCAAGCCAAGGCCGATGCTTTGCTGGTGCAAATTCCCAAGTTGGCGGCCCAATTTGAAGAAGGCCAGTCGGCTGTTGCTCAAGCGGCTGCTGCCGAATGGACAGCTAGCCAGACCCGCGCCAAATCTGTTTTCCCTGACGTTGGAGTTCCTGATTCCCCTCTTGAAATCGCTGCCGCGCAAGTGCGCGCTGAGTGGGTGGCTCAAGGCCATCCATTGGCCAATGTGAATGACTCCGCTGTCGAGCTCTATGCCGCGGCGGCGGCTCGCATTGGATACAGTGCTGCATCTACTCGTCCATCTTCGGCTTCTCCTATTACGCCCCCTTCGCCTGTCCACCGTCCAGCCCTCTCGCCGATCATCTCGGCGGTGGGTGCGCCCGCGCAACCAACGCCGCCGCCGCTGGACATCAGCCAGACACCCCTGAGCGATTACGAGAAAGAGAAAGCCATGTTCTTTAACAGGCCTTTACAGCCTGTTCAATTTGCTAACTGACTCCCTCGGCCCTCAGCCGTCTGCCTGACACGCCCTCGGTGGTTGCACAACGCAACCCACCGTCATGTCATTTTCAACAAATCAAATCAATACCGGCGCGAATCTCATCGCTGCCGACGCACAAGCCGAAGCCAAGCTCTGGAAAAAAGGAGCCGACGTCAACGAGCAAACCGAGGACATCCTCACCAACATGGAAGGTGGCGCTGCTGCCATCATCCAGACTGAGACCGACACTGCTGCTGGTCGAGGTCACACCGTCATTTACCGCAGCATGTCCGGGTTCTATGGTCCCGGTCTGCAAGGTGAAAACCTGTTCGAGGGCGACCGCGACCTGCTCGAGGAGCTGAACATGAAGACGCATGGCGTCAAAGTGGATCTGCTCCGCAATGGTATCGAGACGTTCTTCGTCATGGAAGAAGGTCTTGGCGCTCGTGGCGAGATCGAATCGAAGATCAACGAGGAATTCGGCAAGTGGATGGGCCGTGAAAAAACCATGCAGGGTCTCATGTCGATGATTCATCAGGTCACCACGGAGAACCACATCACCGCAAACGGTGCTGGCACTCCTGACTTGCTGGCCATCGGCGACACTTTGGCGATGGATGACATCACCGAAGCGTCCGCCATCCTCGAGCCTTTGGGCGGTCGTCCTGCCTACCTTGGCCGGGATGCCGACAACAACCCCATCATGGGCGGTTTGTTCCTCGGCACGAAAGTCGCTACCCGCAGCCTCAAGCAGTCCACGGACTACAAGCAGGCCCAGCGTGATGCGGGTGACCGCGGCATGTCCAACCTGATCTTCAAGGGTGGGCTTTCTCACATTGACGGCAATGTGATCAAGGAGTGGAACGTCATCGACCCTGAGGGACCTGGGCCTGCTGGGTCGCCACTAAATCCCAAGGCATACTTGGGCGTCAAGATCGTGGCGGGCACGGGTGCCTCAATGACGGCCACCTCTGGCGGTCGTGGCATCTGTGGTGGTAGCAATGCCGCCGGCGCTGCCAAGAAGAAGATGCCGTTTTTCCGGTTCTTCCCGAAATTCGCGTTCGAGTTCGTGGGCGGTGGTACTCTGAGCACCACGGCGAGCACGCATTACCTCATTGGCACCAATGAGTTCTATGTGCGCATCACCAATGCCTCGAATGCACCCGATGAGGGCGCTGAGGTCATCCGCAACAAGTGGGCAATCTTCAAGTGCTCGGCCAACGGGTTTACTGCCTCTGGCAATGAGTTGACCGTGTCGCAACGTCTTGCGGCTGCCATTTCCGGCATTGCTCACACCACGGTCGGCGGCGTCACTTATGACTCCGCCAAGCACACCGAAACCTTTGTCGAAGGCGCGCTCATCACGCTCTGCAACAAGGACGGTGTCATGATCGGGCGCACGCTCGGCCTTTACCGCCGTGCCATGCGTCGTGCGTATGGCCAGTATCGCAATCGCCGAATGGTCGGGGATCGTGAAGCGGGTGCCGTGAAGGAGTTGTACATCGCGTCCATTTTTGGCCAGAAGCCACGCCAGAACACTCAGGACAAGTTCCCGGGCATTGTGGTTATCAATCACGCAATCACCTACCCTGGCTGGAATTGCGCAGTGTAACGTCGCTGTTGAGTGACGTGACAAACCGGGTGGCGGAGGACGTCGTTTCCCCTCCGCCGCCCCTTTTCTCAGAAACTTAAATTTCCAAAGCCATGTCCCTTCAATTCCTTATCCATTTCGCTCCGCAATCCCGGCACGCCAACGCGCGGATTGGGGACTTTTATCGTTCGCCTGAACATGGCGATCTGCATGTGTACCAAAAGCGGGCACTGACACGCGAGGAATTCGATAAGGTGCAGGCTAAACTGTTTGGGTCGGACCATCTGCCATTGCGTCCGTTGATCAAGATCCTCGGCACCGAGGAACCTGCTGCGGATTCACTGCCTGAAGGGGTGACTGATCAGGACATCAAAGACATGCTGGCGGAGATTGACCGCCTGCGCGGTGAGGTGAGCAGACTGACGGCTGAGAATGCGGTCCTTGTGGCTGAAAAGGCATCGATCCCTGAAATCGTCGAGGCACCCACCGAGGAGAAGCCCGAGGAGAAGCCCGAAACCGGGGCCAAGCCTGCCAAACCGAAGAAAGTCAAGTAACGCATCCCATGATTGGCCGTGAATCCAGACCGATGGCGCGGACCCTTGCACAAGGGTCCGAAGATC